ATGCAAGCACAGAAAAACGTAGAATTAGGGGGGGTCAATCTGCTATCGAATTGTTTTCTTATCCGTATACGAATTTTGAAGCTAATACGTTTTCGATGGTAAACCTCCTAAGAATTACGTCATTATAACTACTCACCCCGGTGGGATGTTCATTATAATAACATTCTTAGGAGGACGAGGTGTATAAAGTCTCGTGTCCGCCACCGAAGTTCAAGGCCACTGCATTTATGATACAGCAGACTTGGTAGTCGCAAGTCAGTCGAAGAACTGAAGGTTCTTCTAGAGTTGTTCATAGGCGATCCCTAGGGATAACCTTGTGTGAATTCGCCTTTGCAAGCGAATTCCGGGATTGAGCAGAACTAATCGTAGTCAGTGGTTGCTGATCTACATCATGTGGGCGCATGACAGGAGGACCTATCATGAACCACATATTGTAGTCATCACCAGCGGCCTCGAAGTAGTCGTACTCAGTCCCAGTCGAGAATTCTACTCTGAGTCGAGCGCATTCTCCCTGTACCTGATCTCCAATGGTTCTGGCTTTGTACTGTGAGTAGTATGGCAAGTGAGCTTCAACAGCGCTTGACATCATACCATGTGTAACAAAGACAGGATCCATTTGTTCAGAGCCAAATTCTATGTAGAGACTATCTTTCACATCCAAAGATGTTTGCACAGAGCAATCAAAAGGAATGAAAGTTTTGAATCTACTAGAACCAGCACTGAATCTATAGAGATAGGAAATGAGAGATACCCACGATTCGCGGAGAGTATTCCCGCCATTTTCAGTTGTCCACACCCGCTGACCGTTAGGTAAGTTGGGTGTAGAGGATTCGTAATTGCTAAACTGGAAAGGATGGAATGTCACGGGTGTTGTGGCATCTATCTTTGCAGTTTTGCAAAACCGTTTTAGTAGAGGTCGGAGACTACTAAAGTATTCTCCAGTTGTGTGTTGACTAGTGTTCTTGTGTGGTATGCTCTTCGCCATGAAAGAATCATCTGGGATAGGTTGCGATGCACCTGGATCTCCCATCTGAGCCTCAAACACGATTTCAGAGATAGCCACAGATACAGCATCTTCTATGGGAATATCTGTATACACTGTGAGATAGTCAGACACACAACTGACGAACAAGCCGTCTCTTACCTCCACTGTGAAAGAAGCGTTTCCGTCAGCATAGTATTCCACATTACTAGTCCAATCTACGAAGAGTGTGTCCGAGTGAATTCCGTCAGGGAGGGCAGTAGACTGTCCTTCTAACAGAAGCCACTCAGCACCCACACCCGCAGACTGTCTAATAACGGTGGTCGTTCCTCCAGATGAGTCAACAAAGTCTGGCGTGGTTCCAATAGCACCGGTTAAAGTGTAAAAGTCCACGGGATAGGCTGAGTTGATGGCATTGGCAATTTCTGCACCGATGTTAATCTGTACAGAACTAGCAAAGCCGCCTTGAAGTTGAATTTGTGGTAGAGATAACTCGTAATCAGAACCAGCCTTGACAGACAGCATAAAGGTCACTTCCTGCGCTACGTTTTCGGGGCAAACGAGTTCATTGTAACAATAAACTCCCACGATTCCGCACGAGGTGTTAAGTGATCTAGCGTCATACAAACCTGTATCCGGATCCTTCCACAGAGTTCTCTTCCAAGGTTCATTTGAAGTATAGGGAATAACTATGGGTTTTTCCAGAGAGAATTCCTCCTGACTCTTTGCTTGAAGATCAAAAATAATATTGGAATTAGTTGTGATTTCTTCATTCAAAGTTTCAGGTATGTCGAAAACAGTCCTGTTGGGGAAGTAAACAGCTACGATTCTGCCAGAGTGATATTGGGTTTTAATCGCTCTTAAACTGTAGACTATACTCCCCCTCCAAAACTTGGCCATCATGGATGCAAATGAGAAGCTTCCGAGTGCAAAGTCCTGTCCGTTAGAGTAAGGTTGTTGTGTATATCCCGCGAAAGGACTCACTTCCCAAGAGAAAAGTAAGTTCTTTCCAACGAAGTCATTCTTTGTAATAGTCTTCCTGAAGATCGTGTTCGGTCTCGAGAAGATAGTACCCAGAGCGAGTTCGTCGGTATCACTTGGAACCATAGCAGTTGAATCAATAGCATTGTCAGAGATTTGGGCTAATACATGAGAGGCGTCTTGTCCTTCAGTATTTCCCATATATGCGGCCGGCCTATTTACAATAGGTCTGGGCATAATCTGAGACACTGGTTTGCTCCAACCAAAGTAGGTGGCAACTCCTTGGGCTGCGCGAGCTACCCAAGAGGTTACTTCAGCTACACGTCCTATTACAGGAATAGGAGTGAGTGCTTCACCTACAGATGCTATTGTTCCAGCAATCTTTGAGACAGGTCCTTCCTTTTCTCCTTCAGACATATGTGCACGCCACTTTCCATTGTTGTTAACTTGAGTGATGCGGTTCTTGATCTTGTTTATAGCCTGGATTTCGAGTTCCATGTACCTCTGATTTGATAGAAGCGAGTTGTCGGTTGGGACATACACTTCGGGTGAGACAAATCGGGCGCGTACATTAACCACTGCTTTCTCAATACCTACAGGTCCCTTAAGCTTTGAAGTGCAGTACAAGTTGACTACACCATATATGTTGTCAGGCTTAGATAAATCTAAGTGCTCCAACACATTGGCATATGGTATGGTCATCTTCATACTGTTTCCTTGCTCAAGTTTGATGTAAGTATGAGGGGCAGAAGTCACTGATGCTAGAAACTCATTCGCTGTGGCTCTAAACCGGGTTGTGTCCAGTGATTTGGGGAAGTAAGCAAGCAAGAGTTCTCCTTGTTGAAACGGATTGGAATTCACCTTTACTTCTATCTCAATGTCTGCTCTCATGTACAGGAAGTTCTTAAGCTTCTGGCGTACAAGAGAAGATTTATCAAGAAGAGCTTGAGGCAAAATATACTGTTTCATGAAGTTCTCTGACCCACTTATATAGTCATCTTCTCCAAGCCACAGAGGTATGGTCGGGTCAGTGGTTTTCCATTCAAATGCATCAATGAGAATTTCACGAGAGAGTAAGTCCTTGAGATGATGTTCAGATTCGTTAGTATTTGAAGTTGAGGTGATAGTTGAAGGCATGGGAGTGTTGGACTCCTGAGCCTCAACGACAGTTGAAATTTCGGTTGTTTCGGATTCATTTAATGTAATATTTTCTTGAATTTGAGCAACGTAATTTAATTTTACACAGAAACGGACGTTATCGTTAAATGCAACCTTGGGTTTATTTTAAGACACACCCGCGTAAATACGCATGTCTGAGGATAGTGCTAGTATCCCCACCTAGAAGATCTTCCACATTCAAGTTCAGGTATCCTTGATTGCTAGCAGTCCAGGTTTTCGAGGTATTCGTCTATCCGAAGAGTTGCTTGTTGTAAAAACTGTGCAACTCAGAGTATTCCGGTAAGCGTCTCTTCACTCCTTTCTCAAGAAGAGCTTTGGAGAGAAGGTCCTTGTTCGTTTCGTAGTAGTCCTTTCCGTGGAAATAAGCTTCACGCATAGATGCTTCACAATTTTCATATGTCTCATCTTTGCCTGAACCTTTCAATCCACGAACCCAGTTAACCATTTCCTGGACGACACCCTTTTCCAAAGGAGCGCGAAAGTAGCCGTTAGCATCACGTATCAGTCCTCTCTTTAGATATTTGATATCTTCAAGAGTTCTGTATGGTGCTGCAACTCCAGTCTTCGCTTCATCAGTATAGGTAAGTCCAACAGTAGCCAGAGCCTTTGTTATAGTGTCTTGATTGAACCAGTCAATCACTTCGTCACTAATGTTAAGGCAGTTGTCATCTCCAAACGCTTGTAAAGATACATGTCGTCTGAAGTCCAGTTCCAGAGTGCCGTCATTCTCCACCTTGCAGAGAAGGTACGCATAACGCATCATGATCTGGTTAAACATAGAATTGATTATTACAGTCCCCGGGTTTCCCGAAGGTTGGGAGTGATCCCACTGAATCAATTCATCTTTAACCAGCACACGAGCGTTACACACCTCCTCGAACAAAACAGATCGAATACGTGCGTTTTCAGGTCCGTCGTCATACCATCTGTTGATGATATCAAGGGTTTTCCATAATACATCCTGCAAAAGGGAGCCGTCAAAGTTGGAGAAATCTCCTGCAATGACCTTCTCACCTTTGCTAGTCAGTGCTAGTCCAGTTTTGTGCCAGTCCAGTGAATATACATTGGTGCCCACACCTACTTCGTTCTCAATACGATTTTCCATTAAATTTTCAATAAATTTCAGGAAATACATTCTGAAAGCGATAGTAAAGTGCATAGGGCCGCCAGTGAACATTCTTGTCTTGCCTTGTTCGACTTTCGCAATGGGTCTGCGTTCATCTTTAAGACAAGCCATCCATACTACGTCTCCTCTCCTGTTGTTTCTGCAGTGGTCGATGAGTTCATCTACATCCGCTTTCACATCAGGGGAAAAGGCATAATCGTCGTATCCAAACCATTCTCTCTTTCCTGGTCCCTTGTTGTCAAGACAATAGGGATATCCAGGAGAGGAAGTACGGTTCAGAGGGGCCAGGTATTCGTGTCCTTCAATTCCAGCCACACTTTCTTCGAAAGTGAGAACCTTCTTATCAGGGCGATTCGAGTGGTAAAGAATCTCAACATCCTTGGCGCATATATCTAAGATATCTGCATCAAGAGGGCTGACTTGATTCATTACCTTCTGCACACCTTTGATCATAGGGTCCACAATTTCGCCGTCAATATCTATGGGTTTGAGATATGCGGGCTTAGTGTCAGGAGTTTGAAGAGTAGATGAGACGAGAGAAGGCCTAATCTGTGTCTGTGAGCTAGCATACACTGCTGGTAAAGTACCTAACGAAAGACAATTTCCCATAGTAGCCAGAGTATTCTTTCTCACAGACTCATCCAAGGTCACTTTCATTTCAGCTTCCATTTTCGAGTATGGTGGACGTCCGTCCACGAGGTTCCTGTCGCTGGTGTTCAGGCTTGCCAAGTTGCGCTCCAGCATCTCACGAGAGATGACGATTGCAGCTCCGGTTCCTTTATATCCAGCTACGTGCATTCCAACAACCTTACCTGAGAAAAAGGGACTTTTGGTGTAAA